GACGCATTGTGTTGTTTACCACCTTTACCATCGTAAGTCATTTTACATGGAACCGAACCTACTGAATCCCATAAGATTAATAAATCGTGAGGTAAATCTCCTTTCTCTTGTGCGTCTATTAGTTCATTGATATAATCTGTGATTTGTTCAATGTACTCAAAGTCGCTATTGAAAAGATAATCTCCGTTTCTATCGAACCCCATCAATTCAGCGTGGTCCCAACTCCATTTCTGTTCAGTAATAATAAACACAGGAACAACACCTTTCTTTTGAGCATCTACCGCTGACTTCACAAGTGCGGTTGTTTTACCCGTATCGCTATGTCCTAATAACATATTGATGTGACCCATTGCAGGACCCGGAATACCACATGCATCCAAGAAGGCATTACCCAAATCGAAAAAACGATCCGGTTTGTATTCGGCCTCTTTAGAGAATTTCTTCTTAATTGCCGAAAAGTCTGTTTTTTTAATACCTGCCATAATTTGTTTTTAAAAATGGGGTTTCTGACGTTATCTCCACCCCTCCGTTAATAATTAGAATGGTAAATCACCATCTACATCTGCATCGTCTTGTGGGTCAACAACAGGAGTGGAAGACTTCGGTGCTCCGATAGTTTCTTCTGCTGTCATATTAGAAACCCATTTGTTGCTTGTTGAATCCCAACGTGGAACTTCACCTCTAGCAACCATTTCTAAATAATCTTCACCTTTTTTAGAGTAAACATCAGACCAAGTTAACTCATCATCTAACCACGTTTTTGCAACGTCTGCGTCAGTGTGTAATGGACTTGGGTCATCGTTTAATACTGAATTGATAACTGTGTACTCTTTACCCGTACCCGCTTTTGTTAAAGCTAAAGACAAGATTAAGTCACGACCATTTTCAGGATTGGTAACATCTCCTTTGTTACGGAAGATTGGGAAGATTTTATCGATAACACCATCACCTTTGTGATTATGTTTAAATCTCCAAAATTTAACTCCATCAGCTTCATGATCACGATCGATCACTTTAACGATATAAAACTTACGAGAACGATATGTACGAGCCAATTCTTTGTCAGAATCAACACCGCTCATCATTAGTCCTTCGCAAACTTCATTCAATGGAGAACGTTTTCCTTCTTGTGCTGGGTCATATAATTTTACCCATTTTCCATCCACTTGAACTTCGTGGAACTTTACCTCTACGAATGGTGAAGAACCATCTTTTGTAGGTAAAATACGGATACGTCTTTCTTCACCTTTAGAACCTTTTGGTAATACGGTTGTAAAATAACGTTTTAATCTATCCTCAGAGGATATCTTGTTGTTGTTGCCACTTGTGGCGTTTTTGTTTTTCTCGTACTGTGCAAGTACTGCATCAAATGTACTCATAGAATTAAAATTTAAATTATAAAATCATTTATACTAAAATGTACATAAAAAAACCCAGACTAAAAAATCTGGGTTCAATTATTTTTAAAGTATTTTTATTTTTATTCTAATGTTAAAAGATACGTGATTTTATTTAATAATGCTAGAATTTCATCTCGAATATTTAATATATCGGTATCCGCACTGTCAAACTCGCTTGACCATTGTACTAAAGCCTCTTTGGATGTTTGTAACATTTCCCTTAAATCTAAGTCCGATAAATTTACTATATTTAATATTTTATCTTCATTTTCTAATGTAAATCTACCGTATTTACCCATACCAACTTCAGCAAAAGTATCAATTAAATCAGATAATCCAGCATGAAGTTTGTCGAACGCTTTATGTCTAGCGTACCCTTTGGTTTGCCAATGATTTATTTTTACCTGAGCTTGTAGCTCCATTAAAAATTTTATTTTAGAAGCTATATTCATCTTTCTGGTCTTCTTGATTAAATGATGATTTTATTTGGTCTACTGGGTAATTTTCGACGTCATCTTTTGTTAATACATATTCATTCTTACCGCTTGCTCTCATTTCACCTTGTTTGTGAGCAAAGAACTCCTGTGGTTTTTCGTTAAATGGGAAAGAATCTAATGATCTCATTTCCAATTTCTCTACTTCAGTTTTAGGTTTGTTAGCCTCAACTGTTGCGCCCAGTTGATCGATCTTAGCCATAACTTGGTCCATTTGAGCCAATTTACTTTCTAAATCATTCAATTTAGTGAATACATCGTCCATTTTATTAATTACCGCACTATTGTCTTGTTTGTTATTTTCAAGATCGTTTTTGATATTTTTAGTCATATTAACTAAATCTGTAATATCAATTTCTTCTGTGTCACCACCCATTGTATCATCCATTGGTGCTGCACCCATATCATCGGCTGGTGGAGGAGGAACGTCGCCGCCCATTGCATCGCCCGCTGGTGGTGGAACATCTGTTGGTGCTCCCGCATCACCTGCCGGAGGTGGAGGGGGTACATCACCCGCTAATGGATCTTCCGCTGGAGGTACTTCTTGTTCCATGATCATTTTCTTACCATACTTGTTGATGGCATTGAAACGTTTTACTTCTTCTAATAATTTTTTCTCTAACATAGTATTAATCTTGTAATAATTGTCTTCCGTCGTTTGTAACGTATTTTTTATTTATTCTTTCAACGATTCCGTCTTTTTCTCTGATTGTGTAACATTCTCCTGTTACTAAATCACATTCTTCTCTTTCCATACCATCATTTGACATATTTCTAACTTTTTTAGGGTTTAGAAATTGATCCATGGTATTATTTAATCTATTATTTTCCATAATATTTGTTTTATTACTATAAATATCCCAATTTTTATTAATATTCCTATTATCCAATATTAAAGTATACAATATCTCCTGTTTTCAATTTTAAATCGAGCATTAATTTTTCCGACATTGCAATTCCATAATTGTCGACATTTAAATTGTCTATGGCTCCAGAGAACTGAATTGGGTTGGTAACATCCTCGTCTACTTTAAATTCTGTATTAACTTCTATCGGGTCTTTACCGGTTGTAGGATTAAAGAAAGTTGTTTTTAATTTAATCATATCTGCAACTTTAAACTCTTTAATGTTAGTATCATCTACTTTAACTTTTTTAAACACAAATTTGGTTGCAAAAAATTGATATTTGTCCGTAAATGTTTTAATTTTTTCCCAAGTTAAAGGAGATGGTTTTATTTTCGTATTAGTACCAGATAAGATTGACATACTAGTTGTTGGTTGTATTTGGTATTCATTCGATCCCATTTCTACAACATAAGCTCTAAGCCATTTTATGTTATTATATTCAACTTGGCTTATGTTTCTTGAACCTTCAAAACCATTAAATGGCACACCTGCGTCAGTTATAGATGCGGTCTCCACAAATTTTTCATTAGGTATCGACGTTTTACCGGTGTCAAACGTATAAATATTTCCATCAGTATTAGTTACTGTCCTTGAAGTTTCAGTAACTTTATCTTTACCGTTAATTCTATTGATGGCCTTTCTTTGTATTTTATCAAATAAAGTTCTATAGCTCGACATAAACGAATCGGTTAAATCAGGAAGTGCGGTATATGGCATTCTTGATCCTTTAAATGTTGTTGTTATGTTACCATTTCTTATTGAATGTGTTACTTCCGTAATCCAATATGTACCTTTAAACATGGGTATGTTTTTCAAGTAAAAATACATTGTTGGTTGTATCATCACATTACCCATACAAGTAACGTCGCAAGTATATGCTGCTTGTCTATAGTAATCAAAAAGTCCGATATCAACATTATGTGATGAAGACCCTGATTCTGAACGAGCCAAATTTTCTAACACGACAAAAGATTCACTCGTATTTTTTATTGACGCTTGATCTAATTGTACCCCTTTAAAAATACCTTGGTTTTGATCACCAAAGCTAACCTCAAAAGCAACAACTTTATTTGTTTTAGCTAAATCACCAGTTTTAAAAACTTTAGGTAATGTTACCATTACTGGATTGTTATTAACATTACCAATATTATAGCTGTCGTCGGTAAACTTATATTTACCATTTTTCTTATCTGACATGTCAGGACGCGTTGAGTTTTTACCTACATATTGAATAACAATTTTAGGTGAAGACTCTTGTGTATCTACCTCCAAGAACGTTCCAAAAAGATTTTGTGCGATTCTTTTTGATGGTATAATTTTTGGTGAACTTGAGAAGTTTGTTCCATAGAAATTTACATATGCCGGTAATGCTCTTAAATCAAAACCAGTTCCACTCAATAAAGTAGAAATTGCACTAAATAAACTCATCTTAAGATTTTTCTCATCAGATAACATAGTTAATCTAGATAAATCAAAATAATACTCATTTCCAATATCTTTGTTAGCTTTATCTAAAAATAAAAACTCTTCTAATAATGAACGTTGACCTATTGAATTGCCAGCAATCCATTTATCGTTCATAGATTTGAAGAAATTATATAATTCCACCTTTAATGCTTTATTATTATAACCATCAAAAAAATCTATTCTTTGTGGATCTTCTTCAAAGTGTAAACCTAAAAACATTGGGATCAGCTTGTCCATAAATGTCTCATACCTTGCGATTGTTGGTAATAATATGTTTTGTTCCAAATAATTCTTAAACGGGGTCGTTAAGCCCAGTGTTTTAAATCCTGCATATATGTAAACCAGCGGTCTAAAAAGTAATACATTTTCTTCACTTAATTCAACATCATTGTCTTTAAAGAAATTTAAATATTCATTATTGTCGTTAGTGTCCGTTTGATTAGCGTATGGTCCAATATATAGTTTAATGTATTTTGTATTTCCTGATTGTGTTATAAAATCGTACTTGTTATAGTAAAATGTATTCTCTTCATCTTTCCCAATAAATCCAGTTAACACATGTAAATCAAATTCCTTAGGATTACCTAATGTAATTTTTATTAAATTGTCTACCGATAATATTGATGATGTTATATTAGATAATTTTGTATTTTGTTTAGTTTGAATATTTTTAATTTTAGTTGAAATACCGTTTGTGTCGTTTGGATCTTTATCCACGGAAACCATTTCTTTTAATAACACTTGAAAATTATTAAATACTACATTTTCAAATGGTTTATTTGAAACATTCAAATTGAGATTTTCTGATGCAAAATTTAAAAAATAGTTTTCAAATTCATCTAATATTGCTGGACTAAAAGTAGCAATTAAATCCATAACCTTTTTGTAGTTACCGTTAATTCCATATTTTCCGTCCACATCCGTTTCGTATTCTATTGGTGATGAGAATGTGTAACCCGAAGTAAAATAGTCGTCACTTAAAATATCACTATCCCATACGATTCTAAAATGATTCTGTTCTTCAATATCAAAAGAATTACTTGAGTTTATCGTTTCATTAGGTTTTGAAGTCTTTTTTCCTATATAATCATTACCGCCAGCAGATGGTAACAATGTTAATGTTTTTATTCCTAATAAAGATTCGTTATCAACAAATTGTGTCCAATAGTTAAATGTACCACTTGTAGAGGTAACCGAATCACTTTTTAGATTTAAAACTCCGTTATTAATTGACTCCGTAAAACCAGTTGTGTTTACTGATGAATAATTAAAATAACTTACATTGTTTACAACATTATAAAATATATCATCATAATATGGATGAATACCAACATCTGTTAAACCCGTATAGGCTACACCTGAATAAGTTTGGCCGCTACCATCATCAAAAAAATCGGACCCATTTATTTTTGTCGGTGTTGTATTTGTATTTGAGGTTGTAAAACCAGTTAAGATATCAATACCATCATTTACATATCTTTTATATCTGTGATATATTGAACCCCACTTTAACATCAAATGATATGGTATAAATTGAGTTGATCCAACTTCTCTAAATAAAGAAGATGTTAGAACTTCATATGGTTTTTTAGAAACAATCCCAATTCCTGATTTTATATCACTCAATTCACCAAATGCCATTGAGTTTAATAAAAGGTATGCTGAGCCAGCGTATTTACCGTATGATGTTATATTAAAGAAATCAGAATATAATTGCTTGTGAAAATATGGTGTGTTTAATATATTTGTTGTTGTCTGATTTATATTAAACTTTCTTGCAAACAAATTTGTTTCATAACCAGACTTAACCCAAAACTTAGGATCAATTTGACCGGTAATTAAACCTTGTGTAGTATCGACCTCTAAAAATCCATTAAGATTTAACGATGTCTTATCAAACTTTGTAACGCCCTTCAAATATGTTAGATATGTGTCGGAAGAAAATGGATATATATTTGTTCTATAATCTTCAATTATTCTATTAGATAAGTCGTTAGTTAGACTAGTATATGAACTATTATCACTAAATCCATTTGACAGTTTATATTGTTCAATATTAAATGATTGTTGATTAAATGATACTAAATAATTTGTCGTTGGTAAACTATCTTTATAATATGCAAATTTTTCAAATGGTGACAATTTCTCTAATTGATTTCTTAAACTAGCACGTCCTAATACTTTTTCTTTTAATAGTTTTCTTAAACTTCTTTCTCCAGTAATCGATTCTGAAATATTAGTATATTCTATATCCGCTAACTCTTGTAAAGTTTTAGTTGAGAATGTATCTACTAATGTATATATTGCCGCTCTTTCTTGAATTTCGTATACAAAAGAATCTGGTAGTTTATTAACATATGGTATTATATTAACAACACCGTTTGCCGAACTTATTTTTTTAATTTTTTTCTGATCAATATTATTTTGAGTTTGGGAGCTTGCTTTATCGACCCCAGATTCTTTTTCCGCCAACGGATCAATCTTATTAGTTGAAACACCAATATATGATTCAAGGAACGCCACTTCTGGCCACCTTACCGGACTATCAGATCCTAACTTTGCTTGGAAATTTGGATCACCAGGATATATAATTGTATTTTCTTTGTTTTTTACCGTAGCTTTAAGTTCAGGCCATGGATATATCGATTCACCATCAGACTCTTTAGAAAAATTAGATACAATTTTTTTTCTTGTTTCCGCTTGATCAAATGCTCTTTTGTGTACATCTTTCATCAAACGTATTAATACTTCTGCGTTGGATAAAATAACGGCAAAAATGTTTCTAATTGTAGGCTCAAAACCAAATCCGTTCTTTTTGTTACTAACAATTTCGTTCATTTTATTTTGAACCGCATTTTCCAATTTTTCTCTTTGTTCTTCAAACTTTTTTCTAACGTCTTGTATGTTATTAATTAATTTATCTATTTTTACCGCAACTTCTTTATTTGGCGTAGATTTATCGTTGTAGTGATCACCTATGATATTACTAACATTGGTTATACCTAATGAACTTTTCGTGAATGACGCGCCAGTATTATTAATCATACTTGGCTGATTCTTCTGTGTGTTAATTAGGTTTTCAGTAAATAAAATACTTGAATTTATTTTTTTTGTGTAATCTACAATTAAATGTTCTAACGTACCTTCATTCGTACCTTCAATTCTTCTCTTATCTTTCTTATCTGTATCCACAGTATAAAAAGATTGAAAAACAGAACTTGAATCTAGTGGGTCAATTTCATTTAATGATGTTACAGGTGTATTTTCTAGATTCTGTCTAGCCCAAGCTCGTACCGATTTTTCAAATAAATCAATTTGTTCGGCAAATTCTTTCATTGCACTAAACAATCTCATATCAACCACTTCGCTGAATATTTGTTTTTCTAATAAACTATCTAATGTAGAAACAATCGTTAATACCTCTCTTAATGTTTTAACCGGAAAATCGTTATCAATTAATCCTTTTAGTTTATATTCATTATAAACAGTATTTAACATGTCGTATCCCCTTGATGACTTTGTTAATGTTTGTATTTCTTTACCGGTCTTGGTGTCGACTTTAGTTGTTTTTGTGGATTCATGTGGAAATAGGTAAGGCGCATTTAATATACCTTGCAATGGTATATCCGACAAATACGCATATGTTGATCCAACAAAAGATGTGTTTACCTCAAAATTGCCGTTTGATTCATTAAACTTACTTGTGAACTTAACTAAATGTAATCTATATTTTATAGCCTTACCATAAAATCCTTTTACCGTTAAATAAAATATTGGCCATGGAATGTGGAAGAAAGCCTTATACGGCGAATTTTCCGGAGATTCAAATAATGTCTTACCTCTAACATCGATAAAATTAATACTAATCGTTGGGATTGAATTGAACCCTTTAATTGAAATATTAATATCATTTATACCAAATGATTGACCAGTTTTGTCGGATTGATAGAACTCCCCAGTTGGTATTCCTTTACTATCTTTTTTTTCTTCGTTATTTAAATATGAGTTTGTCCAAGTTGTATCATAATCTTGCCCTTCCGCGTTTTTTAAGAAATTCAACGTTCCGCTCGCCACACTTGTTAGTGTATTAGAATCGTTATTAGATGCTAATATTGAACGAGGTACTAAATCCGCTTCAAGATTAACATACATTACTAATTTTTCCTGATCGATATTTCTTGGTATAATATTACCATCACCATCAATAGTTGAGTTTGGGTCAATATAAATTAAATTATTTTGGTCGACCTTAACATGTATGTCTTCTGAGTTAGATATTTTATTCTTCGCCATAATATAGATTATACAATTCTACACCTCTTTTATAATCTTGTAAAGAGCTAATTAATGGATATGGTATTCTTATAAAAGAATTGTCAGGTATTTCGAACTCAACACTACCAATAGTTGGGTTAGCAGTTAGTATTAACCAACCAAATGTTGGTGTGCCGTAATACTCTTGTGACATTTTGTCCAACCTATCTTTACCTTTTTTAAATTGTATGTATTTGTCAGTTCCTTTTATGGGTATTTCAATACCCGGTACGATTCTAAAATTACCATCATTTATAAAAAACTGATACCTATCAAAATACTCCCTACTCATATTCTATAATAATTTAATGAATCTGTAACATTATGTTTTTCACCAAACAACCATTTTATTTCATCTGTTGTTGGGGTTTCAACTTCGCTTACATCTAATGGTGGCATTGTATAAGTAATAGGTTTGCTATTTTTACGAATTGGTGGTTTTGCAAACTTTAAATTTTCTTCTTTTATTTTTGTAAACCATTTGTTAATTTTATCTTTAATTTTATTTTCCAATTTATCTAATGTTGAGTAGTCTTCAGAAGATAAAACCATACCAATCCCTCTAACAATGTCATCCGTACTATCTTTTAAAATTGCGTTCAATATATTTTTTACAGCATTGTCGGTAATTACAATATTTTCAAAATCAAACGTTGTGTCTAATTTTTCATACATTTTTGTTGTATTGTTATTAATATAATCAATAGCCGTATTATAATTTAAATAAAATTTATTTTTATCAAAATCACCAGATGCTGGTGTTATTGTTTTTAATACAATTGTTGTTGATTTATTTTTTTCTGTTTTAACATCGGAACCATTTTTTGTTATGTAATTCAATTTATCTAATGATTCAATTAATTCATTTCTCTTTGTTTCAAACTCCTTAATACTTTTTAATTCATTAATTTCATTTAATTTTGTTGGTATTATGTTGTTTATATTATTTGTTAAAAACTCATTAATCTCTGTTTTATATTTATCAGGAACAACGTTTTTTAAATCAAACATATCAATCAAATATGACGGATTGGAGTCTTTTATATATGTTGTTAATTTTTTTGATAGGTCGTCAATATAAGTTGGTAATGTTTTATCTTTATATAAACCAAATAAGCTGATAGCTGTACTTGTGTCTCCGGTGAATACATCGTAAGCGTTTAATTTTCTATAGTCTCGATTAATAATTAAATTTGTTAGTAACGATCCATTTGATGTTAATACATTATTATAAAAACTCTCATATGATGTAAAATACGTATTTGTTTTTTCAAAGAGTTCATTGACTGTTGTTGTATAATCAATAGTTGGTTCTTTAGGTTCCAATGTTCCGATATATTGACCTTCCTTAATTGGTGTTACACTTGTGTCTTTTGCAACAACTGGTGGATTTATTCTATCACTTAATGATTGAATAAACTCTTTAGTAAAATCATTAGCATCTTGTCCGCCAATTTTAGTGTTCGTTGATATTGATCTTTCGTCATACATTTCTGTATTTGCAAAGAAGTTAGATGATAATGCATTTTGTAATCTTTCAACCGGTTTTTCTAGTCCTTGACCACCCAAGAAACTTAATTGTATTGTAACATCCGCAATCATTGGTTGGATACCTATACCTTCGGGATTTAAATCCCATACGTTTTGTTCAAATTGTATATTAAGATCTTTTATTACGACTTTTGAATTGTAAAAATCACCAACTCTTAGTACGCAAACAGGTGGAGGACCAAATGTTGTATTTCTTGCGTTAATGTCTGAATTGTCGGATAAGCCTTTAACGGGTATTGTGTCTCCCGGTCTTAAACATTGTTGTAAAAAAGTTAAACGTGAGTTTAATCCTTCTGGTGTCATTGAGTGAAATCCCGGATGAAAATATCTCAATTTTTCTTTTAAGGAACTATAAATCATTGGCGAAGTTTCTTCTAATTTTTTAAAGTAAAATTCTTCTGACAACGTTTTCATTATGATCCTTTTCATTAAATCGGTAGGTGGTTTAGTATTATTCATACTAACTCTACCCGCTGGTGTTAATTGACTAAGGCTTGATGTATTAACCGGTTTATCACTTTTATTTGATTTAGAATATTCGATTGAATATGAAGATGATCTACAACCGTATGATAGTGGTGTATATTTAGTTAGGTCACTATTATTATACCCCACTTTTGAGCAGTCGAGTTTTTCGTGATTTGCTAAATAACCGTAATTCGTTGTTCTTATAATTAAATTACCTGCCAATTCTTCATAACCTAATTCTTTAAATGTATATTGATTTTCATAAACATACACCTCCATTCCATTTGGAAAAGATTGACTATCTAACTTTTTAAAATCCCATCTACTTGCAAATTTAGCTTCATTAACCTTGTCCAGTATTGTTTGATAAATTGAATGTGATCTTCTAACCGATAGTTGATAATTACCCTTTTCACTACCTGATTTTGTGGTTCTAGATGATATTAAAATAACAACATCTCCTTTTACGTTTTTATTTTTTAAATCAGTTTTTAATGTATCTAACGAGTTAATTAATTCAGTTGTTGCCGTATTATTTACACTAAAAGTTGTTTGATGATCAGTTATAATTTTATTAACTGTTGATCCAGATTCTGAACTTGTAATTGTATCTTTACCAAAAAGTAAAATTCTATCAGCAGTATAGCCCGATGATGTTCCATTAATTACACTAATTAAAGCGTCATTTAATTTTGTTTGACTATCATTTTCATTAATTGGAAGTAATGATGTTTCATAATTAGATGGTGATACATTTGAGTCCCCATTACCTGGAAGATCGTTAGGAAAAATTAAATCTAATTTTTTTGTAACGTTTTGTTTATTAGCGTCTTCGGTTGATGTTCCACCCGGATTGTCCGCAACCTTACCGCTAGTTGTATTTTTTAGATTGTTAATTACCGCAGGGTCTTTACTATTATTCAAATAGTTTTGTATCATTGAGATGTCGTCACTATTTAAATTAGGGTATTGTCTAATTAAACTATAAAAATCAATGTCCTTAGCTCCAGCAAAAAATGCGTTAATGTACGCATCTGCATCTGTTTCATTAACAGATTTAAAATGTTCCCTAATTAATAGGTTTAAAATACTTGGGTGGTCAACGATCACTTTAAATGATAAACTACCATTTCTTTCAGTATTTTGATATGTGTAAATTGGTTCAGGTCTACCTAAAAAAGTATTCGGTTCCCATTTTGCACTATTTTGTTCACTCACCTTCAAATCATATGGAGGAAACCACATGACACGACCTCCATTAGGTCCTCTTTCAGAATATGGTAAATCATTAACCGTAAAACCAGGTGTTGTTGATGCACCCCATGCTAGATTTTCAATTGATAACATATATTTTTTAGCATAAAATCCTTTACCATTTGGATTTGGTAATATATTACTCGAACCTGGAAATTTATCACTTTTTGTACCATCTGACATAGGGGCAATGTTAAGGTTCCACGTGTTAGTCATTACGCTACCATCAAACCTTCTAATTCCAGTTCTTCTAAATGGTGTCTCCCCACCCTTATAATATGGTTTTTGTGTTGTTTCTTTATATAACGGCATGGTATTACCATATGTTAAATAAGGTCTATCTTTAGTCCAAACTCTAGCATATTCAACACCAATATCTTTTCCTGAGTTATCAATATAACGAACACCAGAACCTCTCGAAATTAAAGTATCTCCATCTTTAAAATACCTACTTGTTTGATCTAAAATATGTCCTATGTGTGCTAACGCATCTCCACCGTTTTGTGGTTTGGTGTCTAGTATTTGTTGCGTTATATCTAATATTGAATCTGTTCTAAACTTAAAATCTGTTGATTTTGTTTTTTGTAAATTAGTAAGATTAGCCGTACTGGTTTTATTTCTACTTATCCATGTTAAATTACCACCAATTGGTCCGTTTTCAATTATGCTCTTTGTATTATGAAATAACTCCGCGGATATTGGGTCGAACAAACGTGATAAATAAAAACTACTTCTAACGGGTCTTCCACTAAATAAATCTGTGGTTGCTTGTTTTACGTCATTTTCTCTATCATCACCGATATAAACACCTTGATTTGGTGCTTCCATACCAAAAAGTGATTTAAAGCCTTGTGCAACTTGACTTGGAAACTTCCCCAAAGTTGTCGACATTTGAGATCTTGCTGACGTAGTATAATTTGGAGCGTATTTTGAGAAGGATAATAAATCGAATAGTCTATTTTTAGTAGAGCTACCCATATGTTCAATTAAAATATCCGATGGTTTTCTGGATGGAAGAGGTCTTCTTTGAATACCTACTATTGACCCTAAAACACCCGTTAAATCCTGCCAAACCTTAGTTCCTGTGGAAACATCCGTAGGTCTAACATTAATCGGATTACGGGGGTTTGTTAAGTAATCACCAGGTATTGTACTAAACGGTAATTGTGTTCCCGCAACTGTACCTAAAAAATCAATTCCCTGTCCAACTATACTACTTGGAACGGTAATTTTAGGGTTACCAGCAATAAGAGGTTCCTTACCTCTTAAAATATTAACTAAAGTGGTTGTATTACCTCCTAAAGCCTCACCAATTCGATTTCTCTCATTAATGGTAGTATTAAGATTTTGACTAATCCTTGCTAAAACAGGACCTTGTGGATTTGTTCTAATATTGTTTGCTGCAAATTTAAAAAGCTCCGATTCTGTATCGTAATTCCTTGTTGTCATTATACCAAGTAAATTGTTTTCGGTGGCAACAAAATAAGGATATAAACTTAAATTTGCTCTTCTTGGTAAATCTTGAAGTGATTCTTTTACTAGATATTCTGCTGGTTTAAATATATTAGATTTTTGTGGAATTAGTAAATCGTTTGATCTACTATCATCTACATCTGGTAATAATAAGTTTGGACTATCTCCTAGATTTTGAACACTATAGTTTGTACTTGTAAAAGTTTTTGGGGATGGACTTCTTCCATAAACAGGATCTAATGTCCTACTTAACATTTTGTCCCTAAAATTTTTAGTTGTGTTAAAATCTAACGGCATCTTATTCTTTTATCTATAAATAGATAATATATGGTTTTTTAATTGTATTGTTAAGCCATATTGGTCATTGGTGTTAAATAACCTTTCTCTGTTTGGTCTATTGTGATATTATTACCTAAACCTAAGTGTGTAACTTTTAAATTAGCGTTGAATATAAAAGCATTATCGTTATTTTTAGCTTTCTGTCTTTCTTTTCTCCTTTCGTTTTCTTCGTCTAATTTTTGTTGTTCTGTTGATTTTGGTGTTGCATTCGATTTTTTTAACATATCCTTTACCTCAGTAACTACATCTTTAACAAGGCCTAATTCACCGTTTATAATACCAGATACCGTTTTCAGATCATCTAAAGTCCCTTTAATAACCCCTTGTATTCGACCGTTGTCTTTTGTTAGTTCTAACGACTCATTTCTTACATCTTGAATAGATTTTAAAACTGGTGTTAATCCTGGAATTAAATTTTTATTATCTTTTGATAACATTTCACCTTCCCGACCATACAAATCTCGCTTACCAACAATTGCAAAAGATCTTGCTACAGCTTCAAGATTGTTTCTCATTAGTTTAGTTTCACTCAACATCTCTTTTGCAATATCTTCTGTACTCTTTTCTTCGAGCTGATCTTTTTGTTCTTTTAAAAACTTTACTTGGTCACTTGTTAATTCACTTAATTTTATTTCGTTTTTCCCTAATTCTTCTTGTAATGATTTAGGTATAACAATTTGCATTTCACCGTCTTTCATTGTAGATAAGTTCGTTAGAAATTCTCTATCTTTATCATCAATGTCAAATCCTTTTGCTAATAATGCGTCAGTGGCTAATATTCTTTCTTGTGCCGCAATCGCTCCCTTTGCAAACTCCTTATAATCAATACCAAGTTGTCTAGCCATTTCTTGACCTCTTCTCAAATTGGCGCCAGTAATTTCAAATCTTTGTTGTTCCACATTATATGTCGCTAAAGTACTAGCTGCATCTTGTAGTGCATCTTGTAAACCTTCAACATTATTTGTGGCCATATACATTAATTTAAGTGGATCATTCAAGTCTCCAATTGCACCACCTAACATCTGCATATTAGCAGTCAACTCAATTGCAGATTCTGGATTCATAACCTTCTCCGCAACTTTGAATGTTTCCGACATGTTCATTCTAAACTCTGCAGATTTTTGAACCATTCTATTCAAACCCTCTACACCATTTTTAAACCCAAAGTCATTTAATCTACTAATATTATCTTTTAAATCTTGCGTTGTTTTCTTAGAATTCAAACCTAAAGACATTGATTGTAAACCCGCCTTATTGATTCTATCCAATGTATCTGATGCGCCTAGACCAACTTTTTCAAACTCACCAAACGCCTCCGATAGTTGTGGTAAGGTCATACCAAAAGCACGTGCAGTACTAAAACTCTGTTCTAATGTGTTTGTAGCAATTAAATTAAATTTACCCGTTTTCTCGGATAAGGTGGTCATCATATTAGTAATGTTACTAATATCGTACCCCAATTTAGCTGCCGCCGGTGTTGCTTCGATTAACGATTCTCTAAATCTTTTAGACAATTCACCAGTTAATCCCATACGTTCACTAATTTCAGTATGTAAATCTGATTCAATTTTTAATTGTCCTAAGATAGCGTCTTGAATTTTTGATTTATTAGTTAAATCGTATTCCGTTTCTATTCCCGTTTTATATTGATCGGACATATCAGAAATACTGGAAGTTCCAGCACCAGCTTTAATTACGTCAAACGGATTTAAAATTGAACCTTTTTGTGATGTTGTATTAGTATTGTTACTACTTGGTGCCGATGTGTTACGATAAACTCTTGAAGCCTCATTTTTAAAATCGTTACTTCGTGAGCTCATTGTACTAAGCATTTGTTGTTCGGACATACCAGCCTGTTTAGCTTGCCTAGCTTGACTTGCCGCGTCTTGTAATTCTTGTGAAGTTAATGCCATACCTATAAATACAATTATTTAGTATTTTCTAACTCAATTATATAACCAACATAATATTTTCGTAAATAAACAGGCATGGTTAAAACATCACCATAAGTGAATCCTTTTTTAACCATATATAAAATTTCGTCTAATTGACCTTTTTTATAATCCGTAGAAAGGGCGAAAAAATTCTACCCCAAATCCAATATTAACTTGGATCGTATCTCCTGATGGGGTTGTTACTTCTTGGGCTAAATCTAACCCTGGTTTATTATCTTGTACAAATTTTCTAAACTCTTGGGAGTCTCTAATCGGCATTGTTTCGATAAAACTTCTTATTTTTAGAGCGTCCCTAACACCATTAAATGATTTAATCATCATTTCAAGTTGTTTTGTTACGACAGGCGCCACACCATTACCATTCCAATTATCTTTTATTTTTTCAACTTCATCTTCTTGTTTTCTAGTAAGAAATTTAAATGTAATATCAACCTTACTTCTTTCCAAGTAATAACTGTATTCACCATCGGCATTTTCAGATAAATTGAAATCTTTTATTTTTAAACTTTCTAAATTGATAACAGTGTTAAACTCTTTATCTGTTTTTGGATCATATGTGGTTAAGGTATATTCTGAACCAAATGCTGTATTTCTTAAAAATATTAAAATTGCTTGTCTGTCTTCCTCGACAATTTCATCAATTGGAAAATCCCTATCTAAAATTTTTCTTTTAAGTAATTCTGGAATTACCGTATTTGTATTTAAGAAACTAGGTGACGATAAGATATTCTCATCAGCTGCAGTTAGATATGCAACTCTAACAGATTTTCTTTTATTTGAATAATGAATACCTCTACTAGGTAATTCAACTACATCGTATGCAATTGTTGGGTCAATTCTTAGTTCTTCCATAATACCTTAATTTACCTAATAACTAGTTCAAAGTAAAGTTTTTAAAAAAGAAAAACCGATAATCTTGTGAACTATCGGTTTTGATATATGAAAAATTATAATATTAGTAGATTAGTATACATCTATCCATTCTTAACGAACATGTAATATTCGCTAAATCATCTCTATTGTAATCCAATTCACCAAAGTTTAAATCAGTTAAAAAACAG